CCTCCGTGCTCATGTAGGTAATCATCCCGGAGATGATCGACGATGGCTCGTTCTTTAATTCGACGTTGGCGCCCATTGGCGGGCGCACACCCTTATCGATAAATTCGGCCTTGCGGCGGGTCTCGAGCTGGATCTGCTTGTTGTCGCCAAGCGCGTCCATGCACGGCGAGCGCCCGTAAGGGTCATTCGACACCGTGCTCCAGCGCGCGACCATGAACGGCTTTTTGTGGAAGCCGCGTTTGCTCAACGGTTGCGCTGTCCTGATCCCTTTGAGCCAGTAGAGCTCGCGGTAAGCGAACATGCCGGGGACGATCGTCACCTCTTCGTCGCCGCCCTGCTGCCTCGCCACGGCAAAATTCGGCTCGATGCAATGGGCGACGACAAATTCGTTGTCGAGGGATGCTCCGCCCTGCGCCCACATCTTTTTTACTTCGGCCGGGCAATTGGAAAGCTGAAACATATCGACGATCTCTTTTACCGTGAAGGTGAACTCACGATAGAGATCGGTGACGTCTAGCCGCCCGCCCGACGCCAAGTAATACTCACCGGCGCACGGCAGGTAGAGCCGAATGATATCCTCGTAATCTTCATAGACGATCGGCGGGGCTGTTCCGAAAACGACAACGTCTTGGAACGCCTGCGCCATAGTCTGATAGAAATTACTTTGGGCAAGAACTTGGTACGCACGCTTCTGCGTATCCTCGAGCCAAGCCTTTCCTTCATTGTCCAACTCCAGCCAGGGCAGACCAATTTCGATCGCAAACCAAGGGCGCGACGGCGAAGTCATGCCGGTCCACAATCCGCTTGAGCAGATATTGACGGCGAGCGTCGGCGTGCAGTCTATGATCGCGTCATTGATTGGATTGCCGCGCGACATGCGATTGGCGACTACTAGCCAGTGATAGCGCCGCGGCAAAAAAAACTCCGCCAGCCTGGCCCAATGCGCCCACCACGAGTAGCGCCAGTTGCGGAGCATCCCCAATCTCTGCTCGCAATGGAGAAAGAACGTGCTCCACGAGCTGTTCATCTTGTCGAGCTTGTCAGGCGCGGTTAGAGGCTGCTTCGATAGCGTCGAAGCCCCCATGTCCTCATAGGCTGCCGTGGCTGTTGCTTGCTCCGCCATCTATTGCCCTAGCATTGTTTTTTGGCCCGTCGGCGAAGTGAACTGCGGCGGCGGCGTTGCGTCTTTCGGTTCGCCCATCGTCATGCGCTCGTGCGCGGCATTATGGACGATCTCCGTATTGGCCCCGGACGATGTGTTCGGCGGCGTAATCGGCGCGGCCGGCGGTGACGGACTCGTGCCGAGAAATTGCGAAAATGCCGCCGTACTCGCTGCGGGCTGCATTGGCAGAGCCATGCGGGGTGCGGCGAACGACATTGCTATGAGCCTAGCGTTTCCGAGCCCCGCGTCGTGTTTGGCTTGGGGGCGCCAAGCGACCCGGTCTTTATCGTATCGCTAAATCCTGCGCCGCTCGCTGCTGCTGCTTCCAAAGCTGCCTGCTGGCCGGCCTGCTGCACGCTTGTGCTCGCCATCGTCGCCGGATGCGGAGGCGGGGGAGGCAAAGGAGGCGGCGGTGGTGCCGCTCCGCCACCAAACAGGCTCGAGATAAATGACATGGGCTTCGTTCCTCTATGTAAGGACGCTAAACTTGGTGCCGGCCGCTCCGTAGATGATCCAGGTTGTTGTCTCAACCTTCACGGCTATCGCTATGCCGTTCTGCGTCAACGTGCGCGTGCCGGTGCTGGTGCTTCCAGACAAGATCATGGTGTCGGAGACGATGGCAATCAACAGATTTGCCGCCGTCCTATTCACAAACATAATCTGCGTCCCAATCGGATAGGGCACGTTGGCGTTGCTATCGATCGAGAATGTGCGCTGTACGTTATCGGACGATGGATGCAAGAGCTGCGTGCCGGCGTCAGCCAGAACCGTTGTGTAGTTGGCAGAATGGATGCTCTGCGGGAATTGATTAGAGCCGCTTGTTCCGGTCGCGCCCGTTGACCCGGTAGTGCCTGTGGTCCCGGCTCCGGTGCTTCCAGTGCTCCCGGTAGTCCCGGTCGCGCCTGTCGACCCGGTCCGCCCTGTCTGTCCGGTAGCTCCTACTGCGCCCGCGGTCCCGGTGTTCCCGGTCGCGCCCGTTGCTCCTGACCCTGTGGCTCCCGTCGCCCCTGTAGGTCCAGTAGTGCCAGTAGCCCCGGTCGACCCGGTGGCGCCCGTAGCACCCGTGGCTCCCGTGGCTCCTGTATCACCTGTAGGGCCGCCCGCCGGACCTGTCGGACCGACTGATCCGGTCGCCCCGGTATCTCCCGTTGGGGCACCAGATGGTCCGGTTGGACCGGTAGCGCCTGTAGCGCCGGTGGATCCGGTTGATCCAGTAGTTCCGGTGTTACCTGTTAGGCCGGTTGCTCCGGTTGCGCCCGTCCCGCCTGTGCCGCCTGTCCCACCGGTATTTCCTGGATTGCCAACGGCGCCGGTCTGACCCGTATTCCCGGTGTTGCCTGTCGCGCCGGTTTGCCCAACACCTGTCGGGCCGATTGCTCCGGCGGCCCCGGTAAGCCCGGTGGCGCCCGTCCCGCCGGTCGGTCCTACTATCGATGATCCTGGATTGCCTTGTATCCCCTGGGCTCCGGTCTGTCCGGTGCCACCTGTTGCACCCGTGGCACCCGTAGCACCTGTCGCACCTGTCGCACCTGTCGCGCCGGTGGTCCCGGTTACTCCGCCGGATGGGCCCGTTGGTCCTGTGCTGCCTGTTGGGCCGGTTGATCCGGTTGATCCGGTCTGTCCTGTAGCTCCGGTCGAGCCTGTGAGTGTACCGCCAGTGCCACCCGTGGCTCCTGCGCTACCGGTTGCTCCGGTAAGTCCGGCGGCACCCGTCTGTCCTGTAGGTCCGCCTGCGCCGGTTGGTCCGGAAGCGCCGGTCGAAGTGCCGACGTAAGCTTTAAGATTAGAGGCGGTGAGCTGCTTGACGCTTTGTGATTCAGCTTGGAATTGAAAAAACTCGTCGCCGGATAATGAGGTAACGGTCTCCGGTCCGATATTATAGATCGTTGGAGGGCCGGACATTTATTAGCCTGTCGCGCCGGTGGCGCCCGTCGCTCCTGTGGCACCCGTCGCACCGGTTGCTCCGGATAAACCGAGGCCGCTGATGTAGGTTGCTAGATCAGCGGCCGTGATCCGTTGCTGGTCTTGCGACCCCGACTCGAAATAGAAAAGCTCCGTGCCGCTGAGTGTATGGACTGTTAAAGGGCCGATATTCGGGATAATGGGAGCGGCCATAGAGAAAATCCCCTCGTGTCGCCACGGAATAAGACGACGCGCACGTTAATGCACATAGGCGGGGGATACAAATGCCGTCCGTTGCCTATGCTTTCCCGCTTGCTAAGGTAGAAAGAGTAAGGGGTTGATTTTTTTCTAAATCTTCGACGCGCGCAAGCAGTTTGTTTATCTCTTGCAGCAACTTCACATGGTCCTCTTCCAAGCGCTCTAGCCGCTTGGTCAAAAGAAAAATGTTGTGGCGCTCGCTCATTATACATTCCCCTAATTTGCATACGGATCGTAATCGTAAAGAAATTTGCTGGCCGGTCCATCGACGCCCCTGCCGGAATCCTTGAACGGATCGTAGGCGTACTGGTGGCGCGGCCTGCCGCGCACGTCCGCCGGCTGTACCGGCTCCGCGAATGTCAAAATGAAAGCATCGGCTTCGTCCGGAGAATTGCCGTTAAGTTTCGCCTTCACCATTTCCTTTGGCTCGATCAGGAACCTATCGCCGCGCTTTTCGTAGGTGTAGGTCGTCGCGGTCAATTGGGCGAGCAGGTTGTCGTCTGGTGGAAGTGCCCCGCCTCGCTTGATCCAGTTGACCGCATCAAAATACATTTCCGCCCGCTTGTTCGCGTAACGCTGGCTCTCGTGCGCGTGGCCGGCAAACTGCACACCGATCGGCGCGTGGCCTAGCAGCATCAATCCATCGACCCACCCGGCTCCTGCGCCGCCGGTCGCGTCCACGAACGCCGCCTGGGCGCCGTAGTCCTTCCACTCCCTAGAGACGATGCTGGCGCCCTGGCTTGGTTGCAGGTTGCGGTACTTCTTGAACGAAAGCATCTGCAAGCCCTGGCGGAAGGCGATGACGCTTTGGTCGTCGCCAAACAGCGCCACGTCGACACCGAGCACCTTTGCCGACTGCCCGAGCTCAAACTCGCGATAGTATCTCTTCATGCTGTCGCGTACTTCGTCGGGGCCGATCAGCGCATTGAATGATGACGGTGGGAAGCGGCCAAGGACGTTGACGAGCACGTAGGGGTGATCGCGCCCCCACAGCTTAATCATATCCTTCGCCCATTGCAGCGAGATACGGGTAGAGCGCTTGGGATCATCCGGATCGCCGGTGATCTCAATCACCTTCCACATTGCACGCTCGAGCGTGACCGCCCTATAGAGCGGTCCGGTCAGGTGCGTGGGGTTCCCCGCTTGGACGATATGGCCTTCGACGCAGCTCGAGAGAGCCGCCTCCGCCGTAACCATGACGGCGTCAGGAATGCCACCGCTTTCGTCCAGTAGGAAGAGAATGTAGTCCGCATGGCGGCCCGCCAACGTATTTGCTTGCTGGCTCTTATCAGCGCTCTGGCTCCATTGTCGGGCGGCCATCCACCAGGTCGTCTCGTATTGGCCCTTGTGGTAAATGCGCGTTTTTGTCCATTCGAAGTGTTTTTTAAGGAGCTCACTTTTACCCCTCCATAGGTCCATCTCGGTCCACAGGCCGTCGGCCAGGTTGTCACCGGAGATGGACGTCGCCAGCACTTTAGGCTGCGGCCGGGTTAAAAGGAAATTCCACGCGATCCAGGAGAGCACACAGGTCTTGCCCGGCCCCTTGCAGGCTTTCATGGCGAGCCTAGGTACTTTTGCGTATGTCTCTAGCGCCTCTTCCTGCCAGGGGTCCGGATTAACCTTGAACAGCTCGCGCACCATGGTCGCCGGCGAACGTCGCCAGCGGGCTATGTTCTCCATAGCCTGCTGTTCGGGGGAGATGGTCATCGTTGGTTTGCGTAGGCTTCGGCCCGTTTCAGCGCACCGCCGTAGGTCCACGGACGGTCGGATAGAACTTCCTGGTCGCCCCAATCGCGGAAAACCTTGTCGACCGTCACAGAATAGTTAGGGAGGGTGACGCTACAATCCCCCCACTCTATCCCGCAATGCGCCAT